CGATTTTATATGCTGGCTGTTTTAACACACCGCTTAGTTTCTTAGACGTAAATCTTAAAGTGGGAACATTTTCTTGTGATCCTACTATTCTTTCTCGGGAATACCAGGATCATTGCGAACTTCCACATAAGAATATTCGAGATCTTAGACCGGTTTTTGCTTGTTTTCCTTCAAGGTTCTTTTGTCAGGGAACTTTTCACCAAAGAGTATGACGACTGCAATGGGATGTTTTATGTGGTAAAATTTCAAAAACCGTTTATCAACTATCGCGTTTAACAACTACTGCGGAGCACATATTTCTCAACCGTGTTCGACGGTGTGTTTGTTTAGTACAAACATTAAACTAACCATTTCTCTGTTGGTCACAGGGCTTGTTATTAACTTATAAAACAAACATAAAACGTATATTTCACTTCAATAGGTAGCGTTATAAATCGCATTCTTTCTGAAGACCTAAAATAAATTGCTTAAACAGCTTGAAAGCTTAAAATGCCATAGACGATTGCAGTACCGGCAGCAAAAGATGCTTCGACTTGTACGGTAAAGGCGTCGGTTCCATTACATTGAATGAAATAAGGTGGTAAAGGCATTATTAAGTTGGTTTCAGCACCAAAACTTGTGAAGAGAGCAATATCATCAGTAAGATAATCTGCACCATTCTTCCAAAATTGGACGTTTGCTGAAACGAGGTTGCTTCCAGAGGCAGCGATGTTAAAAAGTCCAGACACCAGGTAATTTCCTGATGGGGGCACAAAAGAGCCCGCGGTGTTAACAATCTGAAGACCGTTAAACTTTGAGTGAACTAACAAAGCTTGATGTTGGGTAGCAGTTGTGAGCGCTTCAGCATCTGCAACTGTTGATTGAAATAAAGCAATTTGATTATTTTGGGGAAACGAGTTTGTTGATTCCAAAACTGGAACCGAAAAGACGCAGATATAACGTACACGGAGTTCTCCAACTTCTACGTTTTGTGTTATACCTTGAGTGGCAACATTTAAATTACCAACGTCATAGGTTTTAATATCACTGTTTCCTGGAAGACCACCTGGGCGCACATATTTTGAAATTGAGTTCATTGGGTGCATTTGCGCAGGGGGTAATCTCATCGTGATGTTTTCACACGGCATCCCATCAACATGGGGTATAGTATCTTCCATTTGTTGTTTCGTACCTGGAGGCGAATCAGCTGCATCAAAATCAACTGACATTATAACCTTTCCAGCTGAGCCTGCAGTAGCAAACTCTGAAACTTCTCTTTTAAAGTAAAATTCAAGCATTTTGAACTGATACTTTTCCCACTGTTTTGCCTGGAGAGATAACCAAGGAAAGGTGGTAGCTTGGCCTGGATTAATGGCATAAGCAGTATTATTGAAATTGGGTTGATTGGCTACAGTAACAGCTCCAATGAACTCATCATTCTGGACCGTTATTGATCTGGGTCTCAGCTGAGAGGATCTAGTTCCTCCAATTCCAAGCGCGGTTCGGGAATTCATTCCTCCTCTTCCACGTCTTCTATTAGGTCTCTTACGGCGAGTTTGCCTAATAGCTTTCTTTGCGACCACTTTTCGTGCTGGTCGTTTTAAGGGGCCCTTCACTCCACGTCGAGTTCTTCGGGTTTTTGTTCTTCTTGTAACAGTAGACATTTCCTCTTTATCAGGCTTGATACATCTTTCTTTCGTTTCCTGATAAGATTGAGGTTTTAGAACATATTTTCTACCAGTGAAAAGTGCGCGGAGATCATCATCCGATTTAATCCCACTCTTCGCCATGATCCATCTAGGATCGTTACATAATACATCATCATATTTAAAGATTAACCAGGCAATGAGCTGCCGACAGAAACGTCTAAATGGTAAATCAACCCAACCAACCATCAACAGGTTTGTAACTCTCTGTAGAGTGGTTTCAGGGGTAATGTGAAGTTGAGGGGCAAACAACAAGGAGCGCATGAGTTTATTTCTATCATACAAGGGCACAGCCACGTTTCCAATAAAAACGGTGTGCGCTGACAAGAAATCTAAATCCTCAGCAGGACGCGCTTCCATAGAATCAGTTGTTGTTGTGATTCCTAATGGCTTCCACACATCTATAACAGTGTGGGCATTATAAAACTCGTGAGCAGTGTCGCTAACAGTCCAAGTGTTATCATCACCAAGGAGTGCTTTCGAAGTGTGATCTTCAAACGACGAGTAGGTTTTAAGCATAGCGGGAGCATTTCTTATCCAGGCATATGCTAACAACCAATAAAGAATCAAGGTATTATCGGACACAGTGTTGACAGAACCAGAGGGGTTTCCTAGCTTCTTAAGCAGCAGAACGCCCTCAGGGGTCAAAATCAAAGTGTTCACCAAATTACGATAATAAGTTCTAATGCGGTTCCAGTTTTCGGGCGTCTTATACTCTTCAGCAAGACAGTTCCAACGAAACTTTGCACAACCCCACATTAAAAACTCCCTAATAGAAGAATCATATTGTGATTCATCCAATGCATATCCATTGGGAAATATATTTAACTTACGAAACAAACGGTCCCAGTTTCCTTTCAAGGGCGACATTCCGATTGTTGAGGCTGTTTTAAGTTGTGAGGCATACATCTTCTCATTCATGTCAACAAACAACCGATTTCCGTGTACTGTCGCATCGACAGCTCCGGCAGTAAATGTGCGTTGCGAATTGTCCAATATTTTCTCGCGAGGTCTTAATTCCTCCTTAAGCGATGATGAAAATATTGTTGTCCATAATGGATCAGAGGCGAGTCTATCAAAATCTGACTCTAGCCAATCCCTGATCATAGGATCCCCTTCAAACAATTCTCTCTTAATTGTGAACTCCTCATTAAAGGGACAACCACTAGAAGTGGACATGTCTAACCTTTCAATGGCTTCATCAACAGAGACGACTTTAGAATCTCCCATATAGGGAAGAAATTGACGTTCCATCCAACGCCAGGCGCGATTTAAATCAGAAATCTCATCTGGCTTCAAAACAACAGTAGCCTTGCCATACTTGGCCAAGGACTTATAAGCAGCATCTTGATTTGGTGTTGGTAGGTCCCACTCACTCTCTATAGTGACGTGGTTCTCATCAATAAAAATTTGAACCTGAGGATCAATTCCACGTTTATTCTTATATCGTGGAATACGGTTTCTAAAAGCAGTGATCTCAAACATTGTAGGATCTAACCACTTTTCATGATCTTCCGATGTAAATCCTCCACCCCAAAATCTTTTAACACCTCCGGGACAAGCATAACGCTTTGGGTATCGATCCCAAAAGGGTTGCTCTACCATTTCTAACGGGAGGGGGGGCGTAACTGAAAATCCAAACCAGTATGCAACACGTCAAATCCTGACTTCGCATAACTGATCATTTCCTCTGTGACAGTTTCAAAACGACCAAAGTTGGTTTTCTCATCTCCGTGAGTCCAGAATCCAACAATTTTTCCATCAACGTCCAAAACAGGTGATGTGCAATCTCCATTACGAGTAGGAGCATTACACCAACCTGCAGGACTTGCAAATCCGACAATCGAGTCAGGTTTATTTGCGGTTCCGTTTCCATATCCAAAGACGGTCACAATAGACGCGTCAACAAGAACTTTTAAAGATCCTGCTTTAAATGGTGAAGGAAACCCGTTCATAGGAAAAGTCGCTAACTGTTCTCCAAAAACATGCATGTCTTCAGCCTTAAAGTTAATCGTATGTACATGATTAACAGCTCTGTATGAGATCGAAAAATCTTCGCTCAAACTATGCAACACAACCCACATTTTATTACCAATATGGGTACTCGTACATGCATACTCTAAAGTTCCGTCATGTAAAACACGGTAGAACTTGAATACACCAGGAGTTAAATTATTTGTGTTGAAAGCTTGTGGCTTCATAATAGATTTTCCAAATGCTTTACTAGCATCACTCAAAAAGACTTCTACGTCTGAGGGCTTGTAAGGAAAATTTTTCTTAGATTTACTAATTAAATTTCGATATCTAGGTTCATGAGCTTTTCGCACGGCAGGAGCTTCAGGCTTCTGCGGTGTAGCATGAGGCTCTAAGCTTCTTTTGTTGGGGCGTCTTTTGTTCTTTCCAACATGGGTTCTGGTAACTTCACCACCCCAGGGAACGTATTGATCTTCATATTCTTCATACTCATCATCAGATGGCTCTTCAAACTGGTCATCTTTGGGCTCTCCAGCTCCAGATTGTTGAATAGTAT